ATGGACGCTTCGATTGCGCCGGCCTCGCGGGCCGCCGTGGTGACGCCGAATGACAGTGCGATTGTCGGTGCGCGTGCTCTTTATATCGGTACCGCAGGCGATGTGGCGATTGCGCCGCGGCGGGATATGGACCCGGTGATTTTCAGGAGCGTGCCGGCCGGGACGATTCTGCCCGTGCATGCGGCCATCGTGGCGCTTACCGGGACGACGGCGTCCAATATCGTCGCGTTGTTCTAAGCCGTTCCGAAGCAGAGCATGGGCAGGCCGACCAAGTTCACCCAGGCGCTGGCCGAGAAGATCTGCGATCGCATTGCCGATCGGGAAAGCCTGCGGTCGATCTGCCGGGATGAGGATATGCCGGCGAAATCGACGGTGCTCTCCTGGCTCGCCGATGACGGCAAGGCGGCGTTTCGGGCGCGCTATGCGCTGGCGCGCGAGATCCTGGCCGACGGCTTCGTCGACGAGCTGGTCGAGATTGCCGACGACCGCAGCAATGACTGGATCGAGAAGAAGAACGCGGCCGGCGAGACCACCGGCTGGCAGGAGAATGGCGAGGCGATCCGGCGCTCGCAACTGCGCATCGCCACCCGCCAATGGGTCGCCGAGAAGCTGCGGCCGAAGAAATACGGCTCGAAAGCCGAGCCCGAACAGGGCGCGAGCGGCGAAGTCTCGCAATTGCTGGAAGATATCAATGGCAAAACCCGCGGACTTCCAAACGGCGGTTGACCAGTTTTCCGACTGGCGCTGGCGGCTGAACAATCTCTACTGGATCACCGACAAATCCGGCCGGCGCGTCAGGTTCGAGATGAACTGGACGCAGATGACGTTTTTCGAGGAGATGCATTATCTCAACGTGCTGCTGAAGGCCCGCCAGCTCGGTCTGACCACCTTCATCCAGATCTTCATGCTCGATGCCTGCGTCTTCAACCGGGATATCCGCGCCGGCACCATCGCCCATACGCTCGGCGACGTGCAGACGATCTTCCGGGACAAGGTCAAATATCCCTACGACAATCTGCCGGAAGGTATCCGCAACGCCGTGCCAATTGTCCGGACCAACCAGGCCGAACTGCTGCTCGCCAACAATTCGAGCATCCGCGTCGGCACCTCGCTGCGCTCGGGAACGCTGCAATATCTGCACATCTCCGAATACGGCAAGCTGTGCGCCAAATATCCCGACAAGGCGCGGGAGGTGCGCACCGGCGCGCTGAATACGGTGCAGGCCGGCCAGCTTGTGTTCATCGAAAGCACGGCGGAGGGCCAGGAAGGGCATTTTTACGCGCTCTGCGACGATGCCCAGGTGAAGCAGCGCCAAGCGCTGGAGCTGACCGAACTCGACTTCAAGTTCCATTTCTTCCCCTGGTGGAAGGAGCCGCAATATGCGATCGCGCCTCATGGCGTCATCATCAGTGAGGCTTTCGCCAAATATTTCGGCCAACTGGCCAAACAGGGCATTACCCTGACGGAGGGGCAGAAGGCCTGGTACGTCAAGAAGGCCGAAACCCAGCTCGGCGACATGAAGCGCGAATATCCCTCGACGCCGGCCGAGGCTTTCGAGGCGAGCGTCGAGGGCGCCTATTATGCCGACCAGATGGCGGTGGCCGATGCCGAGGAGCGCATCGGCGTCTTTCCGCATGTGGACGGTTATCCGGTTCACACCATCTCCGACATCGGCATGGACGATGCCAACAGCGTCTGGCTGTTTCAGGTGCTGCCCGGCCGCATCCGGATGATCGGTTATTTCGAGCATACCGGCACCGGCATGGACGGCATGCTCGACGAACTGGAGCGGCGCGCGCGCGACAATGGTTATGTCTACGGCGTCCACAACATGCCGCACGACATCAAGGTCAGGGAATGGACGCGCGGCGGCATGACCCGCATCGAAATCATGCTGAAAGAGGTCAAGGCGCGCGGTCTCGGGACGGTGCGCAAGGTCGAGCGCGCCTATGTGCATGACCGCATCAACGGCACAAGGCGCATATTGGCCAAGATCGAGTTCGATCAGGCCGGCTGCGCTGACGGCATCAAATGCCTGCGCAATTACCGCAAGGATTGGGACGAGGATCTCGCCGTCTTCCGCGACGAACCGCTGCACAACTGGGCATCACACGGCGCCGATGCTTTCGGCGGGCTGGCGATCATCTTCACCGGCTTGGCGCCCGAACCGCTGAAGCCGGAGCGTAAGCCGCTGCCGACATTCCAGACGATGACATTCAACGAATTTGCCGATGCCACCCCTAGCCAGAGCGAGCGTGTTTGATGGAAGACGAGATAACGGCTTCGGAGGGCGAGCGCTGGGATCCGGCCAAGGTCGGCGCCCGTTGGCAGCAGGAGTTGGAGCGCGCCCAGCGCTATTTCAAGTCCTGGCACGACCGCTGCGTCAAGATCGAGAAGATCTATCTCGACCAGCAATCGGACCAGACGAGCGCCGCCAAGCGCCGCTTTCCGATGCTCTGGGCCAATACCTCGGTGATGCAGCCGGCCGTCTATGCCCGCGTGCCGCAGCCGGTGGTCGAGCGCCGCTTCAAGGATGCCCAGCCGGTGGCGCGCATCGCCACGGAGATCGTCGAGCGCAATCTCGCTTATACCGGCGACGAGGCCGATATCGATTCGATCATGCGGGCGGTGCGCGACGATTTCCTGCTCTGCGCCCGCGGCACGGTGTGGCTGCGCTACGAAGCCGATTTCGAGCCGCTCGATATGGGCGTCCAGCCCTCGGACCCGGCGGCAGCCCATCTATCCGAGAGTTTGCCCGGTGAGATGGGCGGGGCGCAGCCGGAAGCGATCAGCGACGAGCGTGTCTGCATCGACTACGTCCACTGGTCGGATTTCCTGCATTCGCCGGCGCGGCGCTGGAAGGATGTGACCTGGGTGGCGCGGCGCGTGCCGATGACCGAGGAGGAGATGGAAAAGCGCTTCGGCCCCGAGGCCATGGCATCGCGGGCGGCCGAAGGTTCAAGCGGCAATAAGGGCGCCAGCCAGGCGGAGCGGCTGGAGAATGAGGGCAAGACCCATGTCTGGGAGATCTGGTGCAAGAGCGAGAACTATACCGTCTGGATCGCCGACGGTTCGCCGGTGGCGCTTGAGGTCTCCGAGCCGCCGCTCGACCTGACCCATTTCTGGCCTTGCCCGCGCCCGGCCTATGGCACGATGTCGACGAGCTCGCTGATCCCGGTTCCCGACTATGTCTATTACCAGCAGCAATGCGACGAGATCGATCTTCTCACAAAGCGCATCAACAAGCTGACCGATCAGCTGCGGCTGAAGGTGTTTTATCCCTCCGGCGACGGGGCGATCTCGCCGGCGATCGAAAAGGCGATGCGGCCTGAGAACGACATGGTGATGGTGCCGATCCCGGAATGGGCGGCCTTTACCGACAAGGGCGGCTCGAAGGCAGTGGTGACATTGCCGATCGACGAGGTGCAGAAGGTGATCGTCGCCTGCATGTCCGCCCGCAAGCAGCTGATCGAGGATGTCTACCAGATCACCGGCATTTCCGACATTGTGCGCGGTGACACGCAGGCGTCGGAGACGGCGACGGCGCAGCGGATCAAGAGTCAGTGGGGCTCGATCCGCATCCGCGACCGCCAGGCCGAGCTCGCCCGTTTTGCCCGCGACATCATCCGCCTTGCCGGCGAGATCATCTGCGACCAGTTCCAGCCGGAAACGCTGATGCTGGTCAGCGGCATCAAGCTGCCCAGCATGGCTGAGAAACAGCAGGTCGAGATGCAGATGCAACAGATGCAGATGGCGGTACAGCAGGCGGCCATGCGGGCTGAGCAGACCGGCCAACCAGCGCCACCGGCGCCCGAAATGCCGCCGCAGCTGCAGCAGATGATGGGGCAGCCGACGATCGACGAGGTGGTGCAGCTGCTCCGCAATGACAGCATTCGCGGCTTCCAGATCGAGATCGAGACGGATTCGACCATCGAGCCCGACGAGGATGCCGAAAAGCAGCGCCGCATGGAATTCGTCCAGATGGTCGGCGGCTTCATGCAGCAGGCCGGCGCCATGGCGCAGCAGAGCCCGATGCTGGTGCCGGTGATGGTCGAGACGCTGCTCTTTGCCGCCCGCGGCTTCCGGGCCGGCCGCCAGCTGGAAAGCACGCTGGAGCAGGTGGGGGCCCAGCTCTCGCAGGCGGCAGCCGCGCCAAAACCGGAGCCGCAGCCTTCGCCTGGCGAGATGGTCAAGCTGAAAACCGCCGAGGTGAAGGCCGGCGCCGAGCAGCGCAAGGCCGAACTCAGTGTGGCAGAGGCCGAGCTCGCGCATCGCGCCGCGGTGGAGCAGGCACGCGGCGAGATGGCGGCGCAGGCATTACAGCAGATCCAGGGGCAGCAACTCCAGGCGCAGCAGCCGGCCTATCAGTGAACGGGAGCAAGGCATGAGAGAACGCTATTGCCGCGTCTGCGGCGGCTGGCACGCACTCGACCAATGGCCGCAGAACTGCCTGCCGGCGCAAAATGCGGCGCAGTCGGATCTGCCGGCGCCGCATTTCGTCAGCGACAGCATCGATATCCAGTCGATGCATGACGGGAGGCATTACACCTCGAAAGCCAGGCTGCGTTCGGCTTACCGGGCAGCCGGGGTGGTCGAGATCGGCAACGAAAAGCCGCAGCCGATCGAACAGCCGAAGACGGATCCCGCCGCAATCCGCAACGAATTGCGGCGGGTTTATACCGAATACAACGCCTGAACCGGGCATCAATCCCCGACATAGGAAATTTCCCCATGGATATGGAAGACCTGAACGAGGCCGGCAACGGCAGCGAAGATTTTGGCGCGTTCGACGACAAGCCATTGAGCGATAGGCCGGTCAGCATCCGCGACAGTTTGAAAGCGGCGATCGACACCGTCGAGGCCAGTGGACCGGGCGATATATCAGGCCAGCCGCGCGACGGCGAAAACGACCGCTTTCTGGCCAAGGGGCAGGAGCAAGCCTCCGCCGCTCAGCGGGCAGGGCAGGCGCCGGCGGCAAATGCCGCCCAGCAGCAGACGCTGCAGAGCCGCGGGCAGGGCGGGGAACAGCCGGCAGCCGGCGCCAGCCGGGTTCCGCCCGGCTGGTCGGCGGAAGCCAAGGCGCAGTTCACCAGCCTTCCCCACGAAGTGCAGGCGGCGATCGCCAAACGGGAACAGGAGGTCGATAACGGTTTCCGCGTTCTGCAGGATTACAAGGGGCTCGAGGAATTCACCCCGATCATCCGCCAGGCCGGCATGACCCATGCCGATGTCATGCGCCGGGCGATCGACTGGGAGAGGGCGCTGATCCACGATCCCGTCAACACCGTCGTTCACGTCGCCAGGATGGCCGGGGTCAATCTGCACGCCCTGGTCAACGGTCAGACGGGAGAGATCCTGCAGCGCCAGCAGCAGGCCCTGTCACAACAGGCCCTATCACAACAGGCAGCGCCGCAGCCTCGACACGTCAACGTCGAGGCGACGGTCGAACATGTTTTGCGGAAAAGGGACACCGAAACTCAAGTCGATGCCTTCCTTTCCGACCCGGCAAACGCGCACGCCGAAGATGTGCTCGACGACATGATCGCCCTCGTCAACGCAGGGCGGGCATTCTCGCTGCAGGACGCCTACGACGCCGCATGCTGGATGCGCCCGGATATTCGCCGGCAGTTGATCAGCCAGACTGCTCAAGCCTCCGTCCCACAACTCCAAGCCCAGAGGTCCGCAGCGGCAGATCAAGCCCGCCGCGCCTCGCGATCCATCTCTGGTTCTTCCGCGCCGGGCCCGACCCGCGATGCGGCAAGAGGCCAGCCCACCTCCATCCGCGACTCGCTGCGCGACGCCATGCGTTTTTCGCGCGGCCAAGTCTGATCAAAGGCCAATTCTGATCAAAGGAATGATCGATGCCCATTTCCCCCAACCTCTCTGAAATCGTCACCACGACGCTGCGCAACCGCAGCGGCACGGTCGCCGACGACGTGACGAAGAACAACGGTCTTCTCACCCGTCTGAACAGCCGCGGCCGCAAGAAGCCGATCTCCGGCGGCCGCACCATCGTCCAGGAATTGCAATATCAAGAGAATAGTACCTTCAAGCGCTATTCCGGTTATGACATCCTCAACGTCCAGCCCTCCGACGTCATCACCGCCGCCGAATACGATCTGAAGCAGGCCGCGGTCGCCGTCTCCATGTCCGGCCTCGAACAGCTGCAGAATTCCGGCGAGGATGCGATCCTCGATCTGCTCGAGCAGCGCATCGAGAATGCCGAAACGACGTTGAAAAACAACATCGCGCTCGATTGCTATTCCGACGGCACGGCCGACGGCGGCCGGCAGATCGGCGGCCTGCAGCTGCTGATCTCGACCTCGCCGACCTCGGGCACCGTCGGTGGCATCTCGCGCGCCACCTGGGGTTTCTGGCGCAACCAGAAATTCTCGGCCTCGGCCGATGGCGGCGCGGCCGCCACCAATGCCAACATCCAGAGCTACATGAACCGGCTCTATATGTCCTGCGTGCGCGGCTCCGACGCCCCCGATCTCGTCGTCGCCGACAACAACTTCTTCCGGCTCTACTGGGAATCGCTGCAGGCGATCCAGCGCATCACCTCGGCCGACAAGGGCATGGCCGGCTTCCAGTCGCTGCAATACATGGGCGCCGACGTGATCTTCGACGGCGGCTTCGGCGGCGGCGCGCCGCTCAACCAGATGTTCTTCCTGAACACCAAATACCTGTTCTATCGCCCGCACCGCGACCGCGACATGGCGCCGATCGGTGACGAGCGCATGAACACCAACCAGGATGCCTTCGTCCAGCTGATGGGCTTTGCCGGCAACCTCACCATGAACAACGCCTTCCTGCAGGGCGTGTTGTTCGCCTGATCGTCCACGAAAGGAACAAGCATATGTCGGTCGCATCAATCCAGTCCGATCGTCTTGGCGCGAACCCGTTCGTCGTCGAAGGCCCGATCGTTTCCGGCTCCGGTATTCCCGGGCCGAACTTCGCTCTCGGCGCGATTGCCGGCGGCGATCGTGAATCCGAATGGGTCTATTGCCAGCTGGTGCTGGCCGCGCAGACCACCCTTCAGCCCGGCCAGTGGTTCCAGTGGACCCGGGATTATGTCGCTTCGGTGCTGACTACGGCGGCTGCCGTCGTCGGCCAGCGCTGCGGCGTCTTTTCGGGGGCTGCCCAGCCGCCGACGCTGACCGGCGGTCCGGTCGGCGCCGTGACACTCGCGGCCGGCACCTATTACATCTGGCTGCAGCGCAACGGCCAGGCGCCGTCGCAGGTGGCGACCGCAACGGCGGCCCTCGTCGTTGCCGAAACCACCGCCACCGCAGGCCAGGCGAGCGCCCCGGCCTCGGCCACCGCCACCACCAAGGCGATCGCCAACGTCAACTTCGCCGCCGCCAACCAGACGTTTACGGCAACAACGGTCAACGGCTCCAACCTGCTGATGGGTATTGCCGGCCTCAGCGCCGGTTCCGGCCCGTTCATCGGCGCGGCGGTTTCCGGCACCGGCATTGCAGGCGGCACGACGATCTCGGGCATCACCTACAGCCCGAACGGCGTCGTCCAGAGCATCACGCTCTCGGCCAATGCGACGGCCAACGGCACGGGCATCACCATCACCGCGACGGGCGTGCTCGAAGCGACGCTGATGCGGCCGTTTTTGTCGAAGGTGAACTGAACCTAAGCGCCGACCTTTCTATGTTTGGTGTGCCCCTCATCCGCCTGCCGGCACCTTCTCCCCGCTCGCGGGGCGAAGGGGGCAAGCGGCGAGCTCTCCGTTCCCACAGACCTCTCGCGGGGCACGTCCCCTCTCCCCGTTTTTACGGGGAGAGGGTTAGGGTGAGGGGCAGCCACCGGCACTGACATCACAGCAGGCGCTTCCCGCGCCCATCCCATCTCCCCGCCATCAACAGCGAGACCAGCACATGCCCGACAACACCGGAATCTATGCCTCCTTCAGCCTCGAACCGGTCGAACAGACCTTTCTGACCGAGAAGGAAGGCCGGCCGATTTTTGCCGACAAGGAATTCGTCCGCATCTTCATATCGGGCGACAAACACACCGAGGTCTACCGCGAGGTGACCGACAACGACAAACAGCGTTTTGCCGACGCCTATAAGCGGTTCAAGGAAGGGGCAGCGGCCCGCGAGCAGCTGACCGGCACGCCGCTTTCGCAATGGCCCTATCTCAAGCCCAGCCAGATCAAAGAGATGGAGGCGGTCAATATTTATACCGTCGAGCAGCTGGCAGCGCTTTCCGACACCGCCAAGCAGAAGATCGGCATGGGCGCCAACGAGCTGACCGCCGCCGCTCGCGCCTATCTCGCCACCGCCGAAAGCTCCAGCGCGGCGTCCGCCTTTGCCGCCGAGAACGAGCGGCTGAAGGATGAGGTGACCCGTCTGCAGGAGCAGATGAAGGAGATGGCCACTCGCTTCGAGGCGCTGGAAAACGAAAGCGGCAGCAAGTCTCGCGGTCGGCAAGCAGCCTGAAGAATCGCTGACACAAGCGGCCCCCTCATCCGCCCTACGGGCACCTTCTCCCCGATGGGGAGAAGAGGGAATCGACACCTCGCGGCATAACCCCTTCGCCCCAGCGGGGAGAAGGTGCCGGCAGGCGGATGAGGGGGCTACACGGCACACCTTCCCCCGCCACGCCCACGCCCACGCCAACGCGCTCAACCGGAGACCCCCGCATGTCGCTCCTGACCATCATTCAGAACGTCTGCGCGGAAATCGACCTCGATCCGCCGACGGCCGTCATGTCCTCGGCGGATCCGCAGATCATGCAGCTGCGCATCCTTTCCACCCGCGCCGGCCGCGACCTGATGCGCGAGCATGACTGGTCGGCGCTGATGGTGCGGCGGCAATTCGCAGCGACCGGTGCAAATCCGGAGCCGGCCGAGCCGCCCGCCGACTGGAACCGCTTCGCCGCCAATGCCACGATCTGGAATGCCGCGCGCCTCTGGCAGCTGAACGGCCCTGTTGAGCCGCAGACCTGGCAGCGCCAGACGATCCTCAATTCCAACCCGGTGCCGCAGATCTGGCGCATGGCCGGCGGCAAGCTCGACATCTACCCGAACGTCGCGGGCGAGACGATGGAATATGCCTATATTTCCGGCTTCTGGGTGGCGGTGAATGGCGGCGCGGCCACGGCGGGCAATTGGGCCGATGACAGCGATACCGCCCGTCTTCCCGAAGATCTCCTCGAACTCTCGCTGATCTGGCGCTGGAAGCGGGCCAAGGGCCTCGATTACGGCGAGGAGCTTGCCGGTTTCGAGCGATCCAAGGAAGCGGCGATCGGCGCCGACCGCGCCGCCAGCCCCGTCGACCTCTCGCTGCCGGTGAGGAGCGGGGCGCCCGAGACTTATTGGCCCGGCACGATCACGGGGGCAAATCCATGACCCGCAGACCTGTCCCTCCGAATGGGCGCACCGGCCGCGTTTCGCCGAGCAAGGACTGGATCGCGCCGATCGGCGGCTGGCGAACCGATGTCGAGATGGCGGATATGCCCGCGGATGCCGCATTTCAGCTCGACAACTTCTTTCCCGAGGCCAACCGTGTGCGCGCCCGCTATGGTTTTCTCGCCTTTTCCACCGGCCTCGGCGGCGACGTGCAGACGGTCATTCCCTATTCCGGCGTCAGCAACAGGCTGTTTGCCGCCGCCGGCGACAAGATCTTCGACGTCACAGTTGGGGGTGCGGTCGGCGCGCCCGTCGTCTCCGGCATGGCGAGCGCCCATTGGTCGGTGCAGCAATACACCAACCCGGCCGGCCAGGAATTCCTGCGCCTCGTCAATGGCCTGGACACGCCGCTGATCTTCAACGGCACGTCCTGGACGAATAATTTTCTGGTGGGCACGGCAGCGCTCGCCACCCAGAACGTCGCCGTCCGCAACACGGCCTATACGCTGAGCTTCTTCGGCACCGGCGCGGTCACGCTCTCCGGCGCCTTCTCCGGCACGCTGAACGGCACCGGCGTCAACAACCGCGTCTCGCTTGCCTTCACGCCGGCGGCCGGCACGCTTGTCGTCACCGTGACGGGAACGGTCACCAATGCGCAGCTGGAAAAGGGCGCAGCCGCCACCCCTTACGTCGCCTCGACGATGATATCAGGCATATCGGACTCGTCGCTGCTGATCGCAGTCACCGCCTATCGTTCACGCCTGTGGTTCATCGAGAAGAATTCGACCAATGTCTGGTATCTCGCCACCGACGCCGTCAGCGGCGCGGCAACGGTCCTGCCGGTCGGCGGCAACATGAAATATGGCGGCACGCTGGTGGCGATCAACGTCTGGACGATCCCGGTTTCCACCGGCCTGCAGCAATGCCTGGTGCTGATCTCCTCGGAAGGCGAGGTGATCGTCTTTCAGGGCTCCGATCCCTCGAGCGTTTCGAACTGGGGCCTGATCGGCACCTTCAAACTCGGCCGGCCGCTCGGCAGCGACCGCTGCCTGCTCTCGGTCGGCGCCGATCTGGCGATCATGACCACCGATGGCATCGTGCCGATCACCAAGGCGGTGCAGCTCGACCGCGGCGCCACCAGCCTGGGAGCGATTACTTCAAGGATCGGCCCGACATGGCGCGAGACGGTGGCGGCGACCGGCACGACCTCGCAGGAATGGCAGCTTTCGAGCTTCCCGGCCAGGCAAATGGCGATCGTCAACCTGCCGTCCTCCTTCGGCCCCTATCAATATGTGATGAACACCGAAACCGGCGCCTGGTGCCGCTTCGTCGGCATGCCCGCCTCCTGCTGGGCGAGCTGGCAGGACCGGCTGTTCTTCGGCGCCGGCGACGGCACGGTCTACGAGGCCGAGGTCGGCGCCAACGACAATGGCGTGGCGATCGACGCGCTGATGGTCGGCGCCTGGAGCCGCTATGGCGACGGGCTCTCGACCAAGCTCTCGAAGCTGATCGGGGTGACGGCGCAGATCGGCGTTTCCTCGCTGATGTATGGCGGGATCTCGGTGGATTACCAGACCAAGATTCCGACAGCGCTGCTGTCGTCGGTCGAAAACAACGCGGCGGCGAAATGGGGAACGGCGGTCTGGGGCGTGCCGAAATTCCCCGGCGTTTCGCTGGTGCGCAAATTCGCCTCCGCCGGCGGCGCCGGTTCGGCCTTGGCGCCAACGATCCGCGCGCTGATCTCCGGCTCCTCCGGCTCCGTCTCGGAAGCCGCCGTCGTCGGCGGTTCGGTGCTTTACGAGAGAGGCACGCCGATTTGATCGTCTCCGAACCGCGCGCGGAAATCGCCGCCTGGGTCGGCGACCGGATCGGCGTTTCCTTCCACCCGCCTTACACCACGCTTGCCCATGTCGACCACGGCCGGATTATTGCCGGCTTCGTCTTCAACGTCTGGACCGCCCATGACGTCGAGGTCTCGCTTGCCGCCGACCGGCTGACGCGGACGCTGATGCGATCGGTCTATCACTATGTCGTGCATCAGCTCGGCTGCCGGCGCGCAACCGCCAGGACACGGGCCGACAATATCGACGCCCAGACGATGCTCGCCAGGCTCGGCGCCCGGCTGGAAGGCCGCCAGCAGGCCTATTTCGGCGACTGCGACGGCCTGCTTTACGCAATCATGAAGGAGGATTTCCCCTATGGTCTCCACGCCGAAGGCCCCGAAGGCGCCTGATCCGACACAGACCGCGGCGGCCCAGACGGCCACCAACGTCGACACCGCCATCGCCAATGCGGGCCTCAGCCACACCAACCAGTACACGCCGGATGGTTCGCTGGAATACAAGGTCAGCGGCTACCAGACGATGAAGGACCAGACCGGCAAGACTTACCAGCTGCCGACCTATTCGGCCTATCAGACCTATTCGCCTCAGAACCAGGCGATCTACGACCAGACGCAGCAGACCCAGCTCGGCCTTGCCAGGCTCGCCAACGACCAGACCGGCAAGATCTCCGGCATTCTCGGCACCAACGTCGATTTGAGCGCCGGCAATGTCGACAAATATGTCAACAATCACTGGCAGTCCGGCTTCAACAACCAGTGGGATCGCGACCAGGCGAGCCTTGATCAGAGCCTGGCCGACAAGGGCATCTCGATGGGCTCGGCGGCTTACGACAACGCCATGCGCGATTTTTCCACCCGCAAGCAGGCCGCCTCCGACCAATATCTCGGCGACATGTATTCGAATGCGCAAAACGCCATCCTGACCGAGCGCAACCAGCCACTGAACGAAATTTCGGCGCTGATGTCGGGATCGCAGGTCCACCAGCCGAGCTATGTCAACACGCCGACGACGCAACTGCCGAACGTCGACCAGGCCGGGCTGATCAATGAGAACTTCAACCAGAAAATGGGCCTCTACGACCGCCAGGTCGCCCAATCCAACGCCGCGATGGGCGGCCTTTTCGGGCTCGGCGGAACACTCCTTGGCGGCTGGGCGAAGTCCGACCGGCGGCTGAAGGAGGACATCAAACGCGTCGGCACGCTGGATAACGGCCTGCCTGTTTACGCCTACCGCTACAAGGACGGCGGCCCGACCCAGATCGGTTTGATGTCCGACGATGTGCGCGAGACCCATCCGGACGCCGTGTTCGAACACGCCGACGGTTTTGACCGCGTCTTCCACGAAAGGGCAGTGGCATGATCCCAACCATCTTCGCCGGCAATACCGGCAGAACCCAGGGCGACATCGACGACAAGCGCAAGCAGCTGGCCTACGCCATGCTGGACCAGGGCATGGATGCGAGCCCGGTGCAATCCCCCTGGCAAGGAGCGGCGCGGCTGGCGCAGGCCCTGATGGGCGGGCTGGCGATCAGGCAGCAGGATCAGGAGCGGCAGGCTGCTGCGGCCAAGGATCCCGTGGCGCCGCCGGGCGTGCCTGCCACTCCGCCGGCGAAGCCCCCCGGCTTCCTGTCGTCGTGGTTCGGCGGCCAGCGCAGCGAATAGCACTTGGGCTTTGGCTGTCTACAATTGAGCCAGCACTCTCAGTTCGGCCTCCTTGGTCACTTCCGCTCAATCGGCCCGTCCGCAGTTAAGATAGTCGTCAACAAGCGGTCGCCCGGAAACCTTCATATCGATTCCGAAATCTACAGGAGCCCTTGATGTCAAATTTTAAAGAAGCCCCGGCATTGAAAAAAATGCCTCGCCTTGTGGTCGACCCCAATGTGGGGCAGTCCGGCGGCCTCTCGATCGACGATGTCATTCGCGCTATCGGCCGCGGTGGTATCCTTACCGACCTCTATCCGGATGAGATGGAGTCTGGGACGGGTGCAGCGGCGGCGTCGTTGGATTCGAATCCGGAGGTAGTTCAGCAGCCGTCGACCTCAATAGACATGTTGAGGTCGACCGGCGCGCAGGCAGGACAGAAGCGCGAGCATACTCCGTTCGAAAAGGTGGTCACCGGAGAGCCGCAGTCTCCTCAAGCACCTTCGGTCGCGGGTGATATGGCCAAGAGCTTCGGCAGTGGCCTTGTCCGCGGCGCCACGGAACTAGTCATGCTCCCAGTGACCGCAAAACGGCTCATGGAGCAAGGTTCGGAATACGTCTACAACCAAGGTATAGATCTCGGTCGATCCGCCCTCGGTATGCCGCCGGTGAGTGACGAATGGAAAGCCAAAGTCCAGCAAGCCAAGGAGGCCATGAACCGGTTCAATTTTGATAACGCCATCTACAGCGGCCAGGACGCCGTTCGTGGCGTGATGGACGACAATCTGTATGCGCCAAAAACGACGCCGGGCAAGTATGCCCAAACTGCGGGGGAGTTCGTTCCAGGCGTTCTTGTCGGCGGCGGTGGCAATCTGCTGACGAACGCCGTCAAATATGGCGTCGTCCCAGGGGTTGCCAGCGAGGCCGCCGGCCAAGCAACGGAAGGCACGAAACTGGAGCCATACGCTCGCCTCGTCGGCGCGCTTCTCGGTGGCGGTATTATCCCGGCTGGAGAACGTTTGATTACACCGCTGCCAGTTTCCGCCGAACGGCAGATGCTGAATCAGACGCTCAAGGACGAAGGGATTGATGTGTCGGGGGGGCAGGCGTCTGGCAGTGTCACCTTACGCAATGCTGAAGGCGACCTTGGCGGCGGAGCGGCGCAAGAATTCAACGGACGGCAGGGCGACCAATTCACCCGCGCAGCACTTGCTCGTGCAGGCATCAACGCGGACCGCGCCACGCGTGACGTTATGGTTGAGGCAGGGACGCGCATCGGCGATGGTCTGGATATGCTGGCGGCCAATCACAGCCTGATCCCTGATCAGCAGCTCGTCGACGACATCACGACTGCCATGGGCAGCTACAATAGTGTTACGGGGGAAGGCGCGCGTGCGCCGCTCCTCAAGAATTCGGTAGTTGATATTGCACGTCTGGCGAACGGTGAAACCTACAAGGCGGTCCGCTCTCGACTTGAAGATGCGCAAGCGCGTAGCTGGAACGATCCGAAGCTTTTGGAAGCGTTGTCGGGGATCCGCAACGCAATGGATGATGCCATGGAGCGATCGATTGCGGCGCAGAACCCGAACAGCTTGAGCGGGTGGCAGGAGGCAAAGCGTCAGTACCGCAACTTTCTGGATCTGGAAAAGGCCGTCGCCGCTGCGGGCGGGGACGCTTCGAAAGGCATCATCTCTCCATCGCAACTGCAGAGCGCCACGAGACCGCAGAGCCCTCGCGCGCTCGCCCAAGAGGATGGGGATTTCACCGCCCTGGTAAAGGCAGGGGAAGAGGTCCTCAAACCGCTTTCCAGTTCCGGTGGCTCACCGGTGCGCAGTGTTATCCAAAAAGGCATTCCCGCTCTTGTTAGCGCCGTCGCTGGCCATAAGTTGGCTGGCGGTCATGGAGCAATGCTCGGCGCCATAGCCGGCGGCGCTGTCCCCTATGCGGCCGGAAGAATTCTTTTGTCTTCCCCGGTTCGCGCCTACCTCCAGAACCAACTGATCCAGCCCACGCGTCTAACTAACCCGCGGGTCGCTGCGCTTGCTCAAGCCCTTCTTTCGCAGCAAGCCGCTCAAGGGCAGCAACAACCAACTCGGTAGCGTACCACACCAGCAGTCGTTTCGCCCGGAGAAGGCCAATGCCCAGAAACCCATCAACCGGCGTCTATTCCAAACTCGTCGGAACGACCCCTTCCGTGGCCAGGTCATAGATCCGGCGCCATGGAACGCGCTGACGACCGATCTCGGTAACGAAATCAACGCCGAGCCGGATTTGCCTCTACGCAAAACGGGGTCAGCTTTAGCCGGCTATAGCTTACTTGATACTGCCTGTTGATTTGACGTCGTCAACTTCATCGCGATAGCGGCGGTATCAAGAAAGGCAAAGGCCGCAATCAAAGGTATATTTTTCACAGCGAAAAGCTTCGTTAAGGAAGTTTTCCAGCCGAAGCGCGCCTGCACAGCTCCTTGAAGGGAGTAAACCCAGATCAAAGGCGCCGGAAGACTGCGTTGGGATTCAACAGCCAATCCCACCCTGTTCAGGAGTTCGGCCAAACGCTCAAAATTGTAGAGATTCAAGTGGCGCGGGAAATAGTATCCGCCCCAGGCGCAACGCGCTCGAACTGAGTTATCTCGCTTCCTTTGAGCTCTTGCTTCTAACCAGCACATTCATACCGCCACCTTCCGCTATCATCGCGCGTACCTTGTCGGCGTCTTCTGGCAGCTTCCTGCCGGAAGCCATTTCACCGATCTCGTAGCCGCCCTCCCAGAGAAGCTTCAACAAGCTGTCGAAGTCTCCGGGATTCTCGGCGTAAACATACGGGGCCAATTCAAGCATTATCCGCGGCTGGAACTTTTTAAGAGTCACCGTCGCCCCAAGTAGAACCGCCAGCTCATTGCCGTCGACGTCAAGTTTTATGAAATCGACCTTGCCGACCCCTAGATCCCGCAGTGTTTCGTCCACTGTGCCGAGCCGCGCGCCCTGTGTCGACATGAGACGACCGTGGTGTTCGCTATGCAAATCTTCAGCAACTTCGAGCGGCCAGCTTGAATAGACCGCTTCGGGCATCGCTTCGGACGCACTTGCCATCAGCATCATCTGGTGGGCGTCGATTCGCTGGGCGAGCGTCGGGTTGAGCGCAATATTGGCTTTCTGTTTCGCGAATGCATGAGCCGTCGGCTCGAAGGAGATTACCCTGCCGGCTCCGCCCACCAATTGCGCCAGAGGCAGCGTATGAGAACCCACATTGGCGCCGATATCGAGGACGATGTCTCCATCCCCGATCAGCTCTCTATACCTATCGAGCGTTCTGACCTCGAACCCACCCAATAGGTAAATCGCGAAATCAACGCCGTCTCTCAGGTCCAGCGACCAATTTATTCCCCGGCGTTTCGCGATCACGGTGGCGGGTAGGCCAACGCAACCCCGGACGAACAACACCGCTTTAGATAGAGAGCGAGCGATCAGGATTTTGTTGCTGGTGGATAACATTGTCCGCACGTCGCCTTTAAGTGATATTGGGATGGGCAGGCGCTCTTCTTGCAACGATCAGATTGCAATATTGGCCCGCGTTTTCTGGATCGAGGCTCTCGTCATTGAAAGCAGTGCCAGGTGGATCCGCAATGTTATGGAACTCGAAATTCAGCATCTTTAGGAATTGGGTGAGCTCGGACGGCTTCACTGACGCTTTCGACAAACCGTAAGGCCAGAACTCCATGAAGACCCGAATGTCGCGGTTCTCTCGCAGCACCCGCTCGGCACCCTGCAGAACGCTCAACTCGTATCCCTGAACATCGATTTTGATAAAATCGACCCGTTGCCCTGGCGAAAAGTAATCGTCCAGCTTCACCAATGGGACGTCGATGCTCACTCGCCCGTCGCCGCTATCGAATGTTCGGTGATCGACATTCAGCTCGGCCGAAACATACAGCCTTGTGGTGCCGCTGGCCGCTCCGACCGCGGCGTGCCGCAGCGATACATTCGACAAGCCGGTTGCCGTCGCTTCAAGCTTTTCGAAATTCGCCGGCGCCGGCTCGAAGGCATGCACATGGCCGGTCGCTCCCGTCAGAGCGGAGAACATACGGGTATATATTCCGATATTTGCACCGATATCTGCGACGATCATGCCCGGCGAAAGCATCTCGCGCATCAGTGCGCGCTCACGTCGTTCTGAAACTGCCTTCCATACGGAATAGAGAGGGTAATAAAGGGGATAACAGTGTCGATAGAGCCAATCGGCGAGACGCAGCAAAGCCATCCCTACACCTCTTCTTTTGACGTGAGGCGGGCCGTGAAGAATGAGGCGAACACCTTGGGCAGCGCGGCGCCTATTGCTTTGTCGAGCTTGAAGTAAGGCTTATAAGCCCAACCAGGCACAGGAAACTTCCTCGATATCCCGCCGGTCACCATATAGGAGAGCGAGGTGAAATAGCTGATCCTCGTCTTCTCGAGGCTATAGCAATCCGTAAGCTCAGCGAGCCAGTCCGGCCGCTGAAAGAAGATCATATGTGGCATAGCCTGATTTGAGGTCGAAAGAGGACCCTGAACGGTATCCAGAACCGGGCGGCGGATACTGAAATCCACCGGCTCATGATGGAGAAGTTTATACATCGGGTAGGATAGCCAGGACAAATAGGGTTCCGTCACATACACCCTGCCGCCCTTTGTGAGCTTTCGCGTTGCTCCGCGGAGGAACGCAAGGGGATCCTTCAGGTGATGCAGAACATTGGTCATCGTAATCACATCGACGCTATGATCCGGAATGTCAGGCAAGCTCGCGATCTCGTGGCAATCGAAGACAAAGTCCAAATAGTCTAACTTCAGCACATCGGAGGTGATGACATTCGGTAAGAAGCGCTTAAGCGGCGACGTTCCGCTCCCGATTTCCAGAACGGTATTCGTGGCAATATCCGGTTCCTGCCGAAACATCTCCTGGTAGAGCTCACCATACCAGTGCATCAGGTTCGGATTTGCGCTTAGCCGCGTGCGATTTGCCAGCGTCTGAGCAAGATCGGCCTCATAGAGAGCGCTTTCAGATTTCATCGTCAGAGAAACTTTATACGTCTTGCCGCAAAAACCAGCATGGCCAACAGGATGGCACCGTGGCGCCAACGCGAGATGTTCGTTTCACCGTAGAGTCTTTCACGATAGCTGATCGGAACCTCGACGATCTTAAGGCCCATCCGCGCGGCACCGAAGATCAGGTCGAAATCGCCAAAGGGATCGAAATCACCGAAGTAGGATCGGTTTGCCTGAAGCTTCAGATAGTTGGAGCGGCTGATCACCTTGGTTCCGCATAGGGTGTCCTTGTATCTCTGGCCAAGAACGAAGGAGAAAGCCAATGCGAAAAACTTGTTGCCCAGGAGGTTGAAGAAACGCATGGCCTCCTTTTCCATGGGATAGACCAAGCGAGTGCCATTGATGAACTCGCCTTTCCCGTCCTTGATGGCATTGTAGAATTTCGGCAAATCCTCGGGCGGGACCGTCATGTCCGCGTCGAGAATCATCAAGACTTCCTTTGTGGCTAGCGAAAAACCCTTCCTGACGGCATCGCCTTTACCCTTGCCGTCTTGCTGGGCAATCAGGATGGTGCGTTCGCCGCCATAACGCTGTTGCGCTTCCTGGATCGCCTTCCACGTCGCGTCGGTTGAATTGCCTTCGACAAAAATGAGTTCATCATCCGGCCCCATAACCGGCAACCGTTTGACAATATCCTCGATATTTCCTGCCTCGTTTCTCGCTGGAACTACAATTGACACCGACGGCTCCGCCTTCGACGCGGCATCGCCGATCGGCCTCGCAATCGCGATGTTGAGAAGGCAGAGAGTTCGAAGAAGCGGAAGAGGAGCAAGGCAGCGGTTAACAAAGCCACTGATAAGCGGGATGTAAACCGGGATCAGGATCTTCTGGTCCAGTCGTATCAATTCGAAGTCTTCGAGCGTCAAAAGATTCTCGATGTCTTCATGGGCAAGCCAATTCGATTCAGGAACCCGCCGGCGCAGACCGAGCTTGGATGCGAGAGTTGCAAGCGGCCGCCACAAGCTACTGTAATAGGTAAGGACAAGCCGTGTCTCTTGCGAACACAATGCACGTGCCTGAGCGAACATGCTCTGTATGTCTCGTTCGTAATGGATGAGGCCGCTGATGACCAGGTAATCAGGTTTGGTGTCAGCGACGTCTTCGATCTTGACGACCTTGTGCTCGTCAAACTCATTTACAGGCTCTGCAGCTTGTGTTCTCGAGCGAAACGCCACCTTGCCCTGAGGAAATTTGCCAACCAGAAGCGGCGTCGTCGGATCGATCTCGACCACGGAATTCTGGCCTAAGACGAACAGCCCAATGTATTTTCTCAAGAGAGAATAGAAATAATTCTTCATAGAGTTACCTCGGCGCCAAGCGGTTCAAGCGCCAATGTCCCAGGATGAGGGCTGCAGGCACGACATAGACGACAAAAAAGAGAAAATGAACGGCCGTTGCCAGGAGCAGCCCCTCCGACGGCGAACGCCCTAGCAATACGAATGCCGAAACGACGGATGCATGGAAGGTGCCGACTCCGGATGGCGCAGCTGGGATCATCAGGCCCAACCCGCCGGCAAACAACATGAACAACGATTCTTGATAACTCAGCGCGATGCCGACAAAACGGGCGACGAAGATATACGCAAGGGCGTATGCCGAAAGCCACAAAGCGAGTGTGAGAAAGGCCGGAACGATAGTCACGGACAGAGTTAAGCTTCGTGCGGAATTTCGGATAAAAGCAATAACGTGACGGTCAAAGAAATCCTGACGTCGCAGGAGACCGAAGACAGGTCGCAATATCGGGACAAGCCGATCGCCGAAATTCCTTATCAGAACTGCCGATAGAAATATCCCAACCAATGCACTAAGCATGATGACCAAAAGAACATTTCGGTATTCGGAATTCAATGTATGACTCAGTAAAACCAAAGAAAATATGCCGACCGAAATGATCGTCACCAGGTCAACCATCTTTTCGACCAGAAGCCTGCCAAGAGCTTCTCCGTAGGGGACAGTCGCGACAACTCGGCTGTAATGTACACGCAAGAGGTCTCCGCCTCTCGCAGGAAGGAACATGTTGGCGCCCAGGCCGAGTAGGGAGGCCATGAGGGAGGTTCCGTAACCGATCTTGCCATCCAGCAACAGGCGCCATCGCACCGCATAAGCTGCAGCGATACCGAAGGTAACAAGCATAAACCACAGGAGCGATGTGACGGATATTCCGCTACGAAAAATGCGGATGGCTTCTTCCCAATCCACCGCCCTTAGCAGGAATATCAGGAGGACAAGGCTTATTGCGGAAGCTATAAGCATCTGCAGGCGTTGATGATTGAAGAGGCCAGTTGTCACGTTTTCTGATGTTCTCTTTCGAAGCCGCGCCGACTTTAAACCGCAAGTGTCTACTCGGATCGCTGCCCCTAACATATCACAACAATCAGGGGCAACCCCGAGACCTCTTCCTTTCACAGGAGTTGCAGTATGGCGACAGAGCTGCTCTCGGTCCGTGGCCTGCTGCCTTTTGATTCAGGGGCAATTGGGCCAGCCGCGCCTTTGCGAAGCGGTTTTCTAAATCAATCACTGTCGTCAGCAAGAGCAAAAATCCCGCCGCTCTATGCTTGGTATTTATCTCCCACCTCGCGAACCAACTGGTTCAGCCCACGCGTCTAACTGACCCACGGATGGCCGCGCTTGCTGAAGCTCTTCTTTCGCAAACGCCGCTCAGGTCAGGCAACAACCAAATCAGTAGGCAGCATGCCAGCAGGCCACCGATAAAAGGAACGGCGGTTCCTTTGACGTCCGAGGAGAGCTGCGGTCAGCAGCCCGAAAAGGTGGGCCTCTCACAGAGTGTCTCCATCCGCCAGTGGAGAAGAAACAGAGTGCAACTCATTTTATTCGAGTGCATTGCGGCAACAATCAACCCCTTCTTTCGGAGCAGGTAAATGCCCAGAAACCCATCAACCGGCGTCTATTCCAAACCCGCCGGCACGACACCCTCTGTCGGCCAGGTCATCGACCCGGCGCCGTGGAACGCGCTGACCACCGACCTCGGCAACGAGATCACCAATTCGCTGCCGCGCGACGGCTCGGCGCCGATGATCGCGCCGCTCAAGGCGGCCGGCGGAACCGTGTCCGCGCCGGGTGTCGGCTTCGCCTCGAACCCGCAGACCGGCGTCTATCTGAAGGGCGGCGGCCTGCTCGGCTTTGCCCAGAACGGCGTCGATGTCGCGTTCGATCAGGATCTGGTCTATGCGGCCAAGTCTGGCGATTACACCGCGCTCGCATCCGACGATAATGCTATCCATCGCTTTACCGCGGCGGCCACGCTCACGCTCACCGCCGCGGCCACGCTCGGCGCAAACTGGCACATCAAGGTGATCGCCGACGGCGGAGACGTGACGGTTGATGCGAACAGCTCGGAGACGATCGACGGAGCCGCAACGCTCATCATTCCAAACGGCTATAGCGCTCTCATCATCTGCGACGGATCGGCGTTCTATACCGACAAAATCATATCGCTCTTCCAGGCGATCACCTTCGGGCAATGCCGGCTTTCTCTTTCCGGCGGGAATCTGCTGCTCTCGCGGTTCAATGGTTATTTCCTGACCATCAACGGGAAGCACTATTCCATCCCGTCCGCCGGCGTGACCCTCGCACCATCCGGCCTGACTCCAGCCACCCTCTATTACATCTACGCCTACATGAACTCGGGCACGATGACGCTGGAAGCCTCTGCAACGGCCTCTGCGGTAGACAGCACGACCGGCATCCGCATCAAGAACGGTGATGCGACGAGAACCCTTGTCGGCATGGCGCGCCCCGTAACGGGTCCTGCATGGTCTGACACGTTGGCGCAGCGCTTCGTGCGGTCATGGTACAACGAGCCTACCCTCGTCATGTTCAACAACTTCACGGCCAATCGGACGACGACAAACACATCTCTCACGGAACTCAATACCGAGATTCGCAACGAATTTTTGCTCTGGACTGGTGAGTACGTCGAAGCCACTGGAGCCGGTTCGTCGATCAATGGCACGTCGAACGGAGGAACAAAATCCTCAATCGCTTTCGACGGCGCCCCCCCTGAGCCGTCTGGGTTCGTTGCAATTATGGCCAATTCAGACGCAACAGCCTTTAGCACCCAGGCCGTCAAAAGCGGCCTTTCGGAAGGATACCACTATCTCACGCTTGTCTGCGCTGTGCAGGGTTCTGGCACTGGCATCTGGTATGGCGATTTCGACGGTCGGCGCACATCTATTAAATCAAGGATTTCACGATGACGTTAAAAGTTACTCCCGGCACCGGCATTCGCGTGTTCGGAAACAGTTTCGCGTGCCCAGGTACGGCTGCATTTGGAATGACCTATGCAGACCGGCTAGGGATTTTGTCGGCGGTGGCACGGAAAACCGCGCAATAGCTGGTGAAGGGACGAGAGCAACCACCCAGCAAGGCTATTCCTTTAACCCCTATAGTTCGCGCGCGAAGCCGGTCACATGGGATTGCATGCTCAACGATATCTGCCGTTATGGCGTCGATGCATTCCCTGCCGTAGGCCCATCACTCGATGTTTTCTTGTCGTCGGCATTTGCCGGCATGGCGCGTCCAGCCTCATATCCTCAGGTGATCAAACAGGGGCATGGTCTCCGCTCGGGAATACTTACGGCGGGAAAGCGTCGTTTTCAGTGGCGCATCAGCCATGTACACAAACCGATGTCAACGCCAGCTATCGCTAACCTTCACGGCTGATCAGATCGCTGTCTGCGCAAGTCGGCGTGCTCCATGGGATGAACAACAAGCGCGTTGCAATAACAGCGATTGCTGCAGCCACCAGGACATTGTGTGAGCGCATGATCGTTCCCCTTTGCCATCCCCTCCCGCAGCGAAAGCGGGACTGACCTCTTCCACAAACTGGAGCCCCCATGCGCCTTGTAAAGCACAAGCGCCGCGTACTCGCGCGGTCGCTATCGATGTGGTGCGTCTATGCCGCCGGCTTTCTGGAGGTCGTGCCGTACATCGTCCCGTATCTGGACGACTGGATACCGAAATGGCTGTCCATCCTCTTCCTGGCGGCATCTCCGATCGCTCGCCTTATTCACCAGCCGGCCCTCAAGGAAAACGACAATGACAGGTAGGATGAAAAAGGGCAGCGCGGTTGCCGCGGCTGCTGTGGCGCTTGTCGGCAGCTTCGAAGGGCTTCGCCAGAATGCCTATCCCGATCCTGCCACAAAGGGACAGCCGTGGACGATCTGTTACGGCAGCACCAATGGCGTGAAGCCTGGCGACCATAAGACGGTGGAGCAGTGCAAGGCGCTGCTGGCGCTGGAGCTGAAGACCTATGCGCGCGGCGTCGAAAGCTGCGTGCGCGTGCCGTTGCCGGATGCGCGTTTCGTGGCGTTGACCTCGTTCGCCTATAATGTCGGCGTCACGGCGGCCTGCGGCTCGAGCGCGGTCAGGCTGATCAACCAGGGCAGGACGGCCGAGGGCTGCGAGGCGCTGTTGAAGTGGAACCGCGCGGCCGGCATCACCTTTCCGGGCCTCACCCGGCGCCGGCAGAAAGAGCGCGCCTTCTGCCTCGAGGGCATCTGATGTTCTCCCTGCTCGACACGCTCAAGATGGGCGCCGGCATCGCCGCCGGCCTGGTGCTCTATCACCTCTATGCCGTTTCGATCGGCTATCCCTCGGCCGCCCGGCAGGCGCGGACCGGCTATGTCATATTGGCCGAAAAGAGCGCAGCCGATGCGCGAGCCGCCGAGATGGAGCGCCAGCGCAATGCGGCGTCCCAAGCCACCGAAGAGCACCGCAAGCGCCTGGCAGCCGCCGAAGCCTCAGAGCAGGCGGCCAGAGACACCCTGGAAACCGAGATCCAATCCTATGAGCTTCAGCTTTCCGAGAAGAACCGCGCTTGCGCTGTCACTGCTGCTGATCGTCAGTGGCTGCTCCGCCACTGAGCGGCTGAACAGGGCGGCAGTGACGAAGGGGCAGGCGGCGGCCGGCATGGTGCTGCCGCCCTTGCCCGATGATCTCCGCCGGCAGGAAGCGCATGCGCCTGTCGTAGAAGGCGAGTCCGTCACCGCCGTCCTCGCCCGCGAGCGCCAGGCGCTCGACCGCGCCAATGCCCGCCAGGGGCGCACCATCCGCTTCTACGACGACCTCATCACCAGATATGGAGCCCGCCGATGATGAACGCCATTTCGCTTGCCCTGACAAATCCGAGGGGTGGAGCTGTTCTGGCGCCACCGCCTTGGGTGCCGGATCCTGATCGCTACATGCCGGCGGCGACGCGCACGCGCTGGCCGACCGGCGCGACCGCCACGCCATGGACGTTCCCGGCCGGGCTGAATTACCAATGCTCCAAGCTGTTCTTCGGCGCGCCCGACTATCCGACGAACGACTTCCTTATCCCGTTCGTCGGCTTCGCGCTGACCGAAGGCGGCAATGCGCCGCAAGAAACGCAGTCGCCGAACGCCGACACCGTGATCGACGAGGCGTTCTTCGTGATGCCCAACGGCACGGAATACCCGATCTTGTTTGGCGGTCTGGTGCCGGCGACGGTCACCGCCGCAACCGGCATTGTTTACGGGCAGGTCATACTGCCAGTTGCTCTGCCGGCATGGTCGATCTTTGGCGTCCGGACGGTCTATCACGGCGCAGAGGGTGCGCAGCGCTGCGGCTCCTATCGCATCCAGCGCCATCGCGGCGAAAAGTATTGGGGCGCGGCCGACTTGGCGTCTGTACAGGCGCTGGCGGCCGCCAACGGGGCGTCGACGGCGGCGCTCGATCCTGACAGCCTTTACAACACGATCGGCAACGCGACCAATTCGCAGATCCAGGCTTACGGGCCCGCGCTTGTCCTGGCGAAAGGATGGGACGGCCGGCCGGTTCCACTCGTCGTCGGTGACAGCCTGATCGAGCGGCAGGAGATCGCCGCGTCGGCCGACGAGCGCGGCAACATGGGCATGATACGGCGATGGCTCGACCAGCGCGACCAGGTTTGGGGGAGCACTGTCCCGCTCGTCATGGGCGTGCCTGGTGAGCATAACGAATTCGAGCTTGCCACCAACGCTACCAAGCGATGGGTGATGATCGACGCCATCAAGACGACGTTCAACGGCGGCAAAGACATTTGGACTTTCTGCCTCGACCAGGGCGGCCGCAACGACAACAACACGACGCTTTCGCTCTGGCAGTCGCGCAAGTTCGGGCTCGATGATCGGATCATCGCCCGGTATCCCGGCGCGCATATGGTGGGCATGACCATTCTGCCGACCATGGCGGGATCGTCGGATAGCGGCCGCACGGTCGCCGGCTACAGCGCGACGTCGGCGCTGTGGAACCCGGTCACGGGGACGCTCGCCAGCATGAACGCGTCACTCATCGCGTCGTCGCGGTTCGCCAAGACGATTGATATCGTGCCGGCCTTCATGTCGGACAGTGATCCGACGAAGGGATCGGCGGCCGAATTGACGCCGCTCGGCAACGTCATCGGCCATCCCGGCAACCAAGATGGCGTGACGACATGGGACACGATGCGCCTGCCAAGCACGACGAAGCTCGGTGCGCGCGTCATGTTCGAATATCAGCCTGGACTCTGGACCAGCCGGACGCTCGTAGACCGAACGGATTTGGGAGACGGCACGGCGAACTACCGCGTCGCCGAAGTGCTGGCGACCAACGTGCAGGATAACGCCGCCCTGCTCGGCCACGCCTATACGGCTGCCGATTTCGTTCACCCGGCTCTCTACGGCGTCCTGCGTTTCGTCAGCCGCCTGCCTCAAACGCACAAGGCAAAGTTCTATCCATGACCTCCAACGACGATATTCTCCGCGCTCTCGGGCGCGTCGAGGGAAGGCTGACAGGCATCGAGGAAAACGTGGCGCTGCTGCGCAACGAGGTCAGCGACGAAAAGGCCAACGCGCACGACAGCCGAGCCGTGATCCACACCCGGCTCGACGAACAGGCAAGGCAGATCGCAAATCTCGATACCAGGGCAGCAATCAGCGGCGGCGCCGACGCCCAGATCCGCGCGGAGATCAGGAGCCTCAAGGAGACCGTCGAAAAGAACCAGGAGGCGGTGGGGCCGGCGCTGGAAGAGTGGAAACGGATGAAATCGATCGGCTACGGCATATCGGGATTGATTGCCTTTGCCGGGCTGACGATCGGCGGGATGATTGCCTATGCCAGCGATGGCGCGGTGGCGGCGCTCAGGCATTGGTTGAAGATCAGTTGAGCAAACAAGTTACTCCGCCGCTTCCGCCTCGATGTTCCGGAAAATTCTCCCGCAGCGTCTTCTTGCCGACAGGAGAATAAGCAGAACCAAAAATTAGACTCTGCTAACGAACAAATCCGTGCCGGGCTGGTTTTCCTCTCAGGAGGAAACAGTCATGAAGAGCATGAACAATCGCCAAGTTCGCATTCCGGGTCCGCGGGAGCATGATGTCGCGGAACATTGCCGCAAGTTTGGGATCAGCCCGGCCGAGGAGAGGAAGCTGAAGAAACTGCTCGGGTCCCGGGCGCCGCTGCATGAAATTCAGGCCAATGCGCCGCCGCGGCAGCCGCGGTGGCGCTAG